GACAATCTCTCGTAACTAACTTATACTATTAAGGTAATTCTCAAGACTAATGAAATTTATCTACATTGTTGACCATTATGTACCATTTCCCTCATCAGAATATGGTGGAGTGTGGAATGTTGTTGCAGAAAATGATGAAGAATGTTTTGACTTAATTACTGAAGAAGATGGTTATTACTCTCAGTATTTCAGTGAATTAAGACAGAATATCAACAAGGCCGATAAATATTCTTTGTTAGATGAACTACCATCTAAAGTTGTAACTTCGTTCCTAACTTAATCATGTCACAACCACGTCAACGGGATGTTAATGATCCCCTCTATGACCCAAATGATAAGTACAATGCCTATAAGGTAGACTTGCATACAAATGAGACCCATTCTGATGATGAATGGGATCCTACGACAGAGGGTAAAATTGCAGACCCATCAGAACGTCATAAAGATAAAATTCTAGACAAGTTCTGTGATGACCATCCTGGTTCACCAATGTGTAAAGTTTTCGATGACTGATTCACAAAAAGACGCACTCAATCTTATGATTGAAAGTGTAATCAAACCTGATAGTCGTCTCCGTGGTTGTGCATACAATCAGGGGTGTTATGATGAATTGATGGAATGGCGTCAAAAGATGCTTGACCTACTCTATAGTTATGAAAAAGATGGAATTTCCACATCAGCCTCCACAGGGGTATGAATATTGGACCGATGATTATTCAAAGACCGTCAAACGTATCTGGATAAGAAACATCGGTTATGATTTTGTTGGGTGTTCAGAAAAACATCCAAGTTCAGTATGGGGTTTCTTTTGTAGAAAGAAAGGAGTGTTTATGGCTCCTGTCAACTATAAGAAACCAGGTAAAATAGTAAATATTTTAGATACAACTCCATACTCAGCTATGAAGTTAAATCTCAATCCACTCATGGCAGCATTCTTCTCATGAATCCAGACACAATAACATTATCTACTCCATCAAGGTCTTTTGCCTATGAAAGGGCATCAAGAGATATTGATACTTGTGATGATATAAAAGAAATCAAAAATATGTTACGTTGTTATATCAAACTATATTTTAAACAACAAGAAACATTATCTTCTATCGGTGTCCCCACAAAGGAGTGATTATTATGTCTGATTATGTACCACAAGTGAATGATTATGTAAAATGGGAGACAACCGCAGGTATTCACGAAGGGTGGGTATATTATAGAGACAGTAAAGATGAATATATTACGATTGAACTTGGTACAAAACCAAAACCATATTGTACGGTAACTCGTAATCATATACACTGTAAGTACCACACTTTATTGTTATGTTATCAACGTGATTGGAAAAAGTTACGATACATAAAAAAGAGAGATTCAATTTACGATGAAGATTAAAGCTTTACTATTAAGTCTGATGATGTTTGGTACATTACCAGCAATTGCACAACCAGAAGTTGAACCATTTTCATACGATTCAATGGGTTGTATGTTATTGGAAGAGTGCACTGAAGGTGTAGAACCAGTTTGGGGTATTGATTATCTTGTACAACAATATCCTGACTCTGATTGGAACCCAGTTGCAGAAGAGTTCAGTCGTATTTTGAATGCATTGACTCTTATTGATGTTCAAGTATATCTTGCGGATGAAAAATATTTTCCTGTCGGACACCGTGGTGTATATCATACAGTAGGAAATAATTTCTTCTTGAACCGAGCATTTATGCATCGTCCTAGTACTCTTATGTCTGTGATGAGACATGAAGGTTGGCATGCAGCCCAGGATTGTATGGCTGGAACGATTGATAATTCCATGATTGCTATTATCAAACCAGAGGAAGATGTTCCTATGTTGTGGCAAGAAATGGTAGAACGTACTTATCCAGTATCTGCACAACCATGGGAGAAAGAGGCAACTTGGGCAGGTAAAACTGCAGGTATGACTCAACTAGCACTTGAATCCTGTGCTCGTGGTACAATGTGGACCGATTATTCTCCCACGCCTATGACAAGGGAATGGTTGGTTGAGAATGGTTATATCAAAAATTGATCCTAATATTATTGGTCGGTTTTGTGAGAATGAATTCCTTAATTCCGACGCATTGATAACAATTCATAATTGGATAAGAAATCAAGAATGGGAAGATGGAATAAAATCTTTACAATGGCTTGGTGATAGAAATCTACATGACCTGAAAAGAAATCAAGGAACAAAAAAAGAACTCCCTGGTTATATTTTTTGGCCTCATGTAGATAACAATCAAAGATTTACTAGGTTTACAGAACCAAAACAGAGTTCATCTATACATTGTACAAGAACACCTACAGGTGGATATTATAAACCACATTTTGATGATTATAAGTTAGGACATTTTTCTACTACAATTTTTCTTAATGAACCTGATGAATATGATGGTGGTGAGTTAGTATTATGGTTGGATGGTAAAGAACAATTTTTTAAACCAAAAGCAGGTCATGGTATAACATATGAGACTGGAATTGGTCATCGTGTCAATACTGTTACCAAAGGAGAACGATTAGCTATTGTTTTTTGGACAACATCTAGGTGGACTGATATTAATATGTTCAGAAAGTTCAAATATTATGATTATATGACACAATATTCTTATGATGATAAAATATATGACACATTAGATGAATATTGTAATAGTGCACAGACAGTAATTAGAAAACGAACAGAGAACATCCTCAGTAGACAGTTTAGAGACTGTCCACAAGACCTTGACTTCTTGACCTAAATACCCTATATTGTATAGGTAGTCAATCAGGAGTTCTCATGTCTCTAGCATACGCTCAAAAACAGAAAGTCCGTATCACTTTAGAGTTGGAAGTATTTGAAGATTTTGACGCTCACAATATCCAGTGGGATAAAGTATTGGATGTTCAGGGTAATGAGAATGTGACAGCATATGTGGAGGATTTGAGTGTGCCTGACTACTTCTTCTCCTGATAATATATGGAGGTGATAAATATATTATATTGTCACCTCCACAAATGACGTACTATCTCACTAAACCATGTTCGATTCAGTCATCAAAGACATTATATTACACTGGCAATAGTGTATGGTCTGATGACATTTCAGACAAAAAGAATTTTCCTACCAGAGGTCCATTGGATACACTGATTACAAATGCTGATGGTAAATCTGGTGGATTTAAGAACGCAACTGTAGTAGAAGCATGAAGAACCTACAACTTTTTTTAGAACTTGCATCCGAAAGAGCACAAGCTCTTAAGGATAGACAGGATAAGTTTACAAATAATCAAACACAATCTTCTAAAGGTAGTGGATCGGCTACTCTTGACTCACCAGAAACTAGAGATAAGACAGTAAGTGCCAGGGAAAGATATAAGAAAGGAATGGTCGAAGTTTATGACCCTGAAATGGGTACAGTTCGTGGTCCTCGTGCAAAAAGATCGACTGCTGATCGTAGAAAAGGAGAACCAAGGAAGAGGGCCATCGGTGGTGGTGAGATGGTAGACGTAAAATATAAACCACAAGGTTCTAAACCAAAGAGAAGTGTTACCACATCTCAGAGAACAGAACAACCTCAGAAAGAAAGAGGTTCTGCAGAAGTCAAACAATCTTATGCAGAAAAGATTAAAGCAGATAGAAGAGCCGCAGCCAAGGCAAGAGCTGCTGCCAGACAGTCTGGTGGTGAGGTAAAGAAAACCACCACATCTTCTAAAGAGGCTGAAAAGAAAGCAGACCAGTTGTTGAAGACTAAGAAGGCAGAACCAAAGAAGACTGAACCTGCAAAACCACGTAAAAAGTATGCTCATGCTGATGGTGGTGGTATGACTAGAAAAGAAAGAGACGCAACTAGAAACAAAGCAACTGGTCAAAGTAGAAAAGAAGCAAAGGCCCAAATGAGGGCTGAGTTTGAGAAGAAACACGGTAGAAAGCCAAACAAAAAAGAAGCAATTCAACTGACTGCCAAGGCTCATGCTGCAGCCAAAGCCCTATCTTGACACAGAGAATGATGCGACTGTTTAATACAGTCACAGAAGCTAGAACTTATGTCAAAGAAAACCAAAGTATATCTTTGGCAAAGGCCAAGACATATGTTCAAAACAATACTGCGAACAAAATTGGTAATAAAGTGTGGGTAATTCTTCCCTGACAGAGTTACTCACCTCCAATTGACTCCTATAGTATAAGACCACCATTTTATTATGACATTGACACATCTCTCTCACCCAGAAGATACTATCTTGACTGGTGATTTATCAGTATTTGACCTACTTTATGATGTGGGTCATATTTCCATGAAAATGGACGGTATGAGTTTGGTTTGGGGCACAAACCCACTCAATGGCAAGTTTTTCGTCTCAACAAAATCGGCATTCAATAAGAAGAAAGACCGTAAATGTTATACAACTGATGACATCTTCGAGCACTTTGGTCATCAAATAGAAGTTGTAGATATTCTCTCTCATTGTCTCAAGTATCTTCCACGTACCGATAACATTTATTGGGGTGATTGGCTTGGGTTCGGTAGAACAGATGTATTCACACAAAATACACTGACCTACACATTTCCTGATGCAATTGATCAGAAACTGGTCATTGCTCCACATACACAAGTCTTTCTGACTCAAGATAATGCTATGTGTAATGCAGTTTGTGAACCTATCAAAGAAACATTTGACGATAGTGTAATCATCAAGTGGGTACAACCTGCAGTTGATCGTATCTACGGTGGTTGCGATGCACCAAAGATTAATACCGATAACATCAAGTTTCTGACTGATAAAGAAGCAAGTCAGGCCAAAGTTGCTATCAATGCTCTTATCAAGTCTGGCCAGTTTGTTGATGATGCATCACTGACTGAAATTCTAGGTTGTCCTTTTCTCGCCAATCTATATCAGTTGGTTATTGACATTAAGTATGATTTGATGGACAGTTTGATTGTCAACGATGCACCAACTGCATATCTTCCTAATGGAAAAGAGACTGACGGTGAAGGTTATGTCTTCCATTCTGTGACCTATGGTTCAGTCAAGTTGGTAAATAGGACAACTTTTGCCTACGCTAATTTCAATCATGGGTTTGGTAGCTGATTGTTATGACACAATTTAATGTAAAAGGTGCCTGGACTGATCGTAATGGTCGTAGGCACAACTTTGAGATACAAACTGATAGTGCGGACAGATCTTTGATACGGGATATTGTAGAATCACAGTATCCCGCAGAAAGAGTTGTAATTAACTCGGTTCGTCAACGACAATAAAGTTACTCACCTCTAATTGACCTCCACAGTATAATCACCACCACCACATGACTACTGCACAAAATCATCTTAAAAATCAACTTAAGTTGATCATGACTCTTGACCAATCTCAGTTGGATCTTTATACTCGGGACACCATGTTCAAGTGTATTGAAGATCTTTCTGGTGGTATTTGTTGGGGTTCTTCACTTAAAATTGATGAAACTGGTGCACTTCTTACTCCCAAGGCATTTCTAAGATGGAGTGAATATCCAGATAAGACTTTATCTACAGTTATTGGCATGAAAGTCAAAGGTGGAAATAGTCTTACCAAAGAACACTTTGGCGGTGTTCGTAGTG